AAGATTGATACCATCATTGATATGGGTGATACCTTTGATAATCGAAGGAATATTGATTTAGCATCACTTCAATGGTCAAAGAGAATTTACTTTGATAAACTTCAAGCAATGGGTATCAAGGTTCACATTATTGTTGGAAATCATACTGCATATTATAAAGATACAAACTCTGTCAATACAGTTGATCTTTTACTTAAGGAATATAATAATATTGAAGTTTATGCAAAACCAACAGAAGTTACTGTGGGTGGATTAGATATTTTATTTTTACCTTGGATTAATGAAGAAAATCGTCAAGATACATTAGAAGCGATTAAAAGATCAGATTCTAAAGTTGTAATGGGTCATTTAGAGTTAAATGGTTTTGTGGCAACTCGTGGGCACATGATGGAGCACGGTATGGATACGAAGATATTCGATAAGTTTGATCGTGTTTATACTGGACATTATCATACTCGATCTAACAATGGTAAGATATATTATCTTGGTAATCCTTATGAGATGTTCTGGAATGATGTGAATGATAAAAGAGGTTTTCATCTCTTTGATACAGAAGCAGTGAAACATACACCCATCAATAATCCATATCGATTATTCTATAATATCTACTATGAGGATCTTAATTATAAGTTATTTGATTTTCGAGAATATAAGAATAAGATTGTAAAAATTATTGTAAAACGGAAAACCGACCAGAAACAGTTTGAGAAATTTATAGATAAATTATACAACTGTGGTATTCAGGATTTAAAAATTATTGAAAACTTTGTTCTACAGGAGAGTGCAGACTTTGAAGTAGAGGAAACTGAAAATACTATTGGTATTTTAAATCGGTATATCGATGAATCTGAATTTGAAGGAGATAAAACTCTAATTAAAGGTATTTTACAGAAAATATATTCAGAAGCTTGCGAGGTAGACTAATGTATCTTCTTACGTTAAAACACAGACAGGACGATGGAGCTTACGCTGTGCTAAATCGATATGGTGAAAAAGTGTTATTCATGTTTGAAGAAGAAGATGATGCAGAAAGATATGCGATGATGTTAGATGAAAATGAACAGAGAAAGTTAGATGTTATAGAAATTGACGATGCACTTGCCATTCGTACGTGTAAGATGTATAATTATAAGTATGCAGTGATTACCCCTAACGATATCGTAATACCGCCACCAAAGGATGATAACATTTCAAAAGATTAGATGGAAAAATTTTCTCTCTACAGGAGACCATACTTCAGAAATTGACTTTACAAAAAACGGAACAAATTTAATAGTAGGAACAAATGGCACAGGTAAATCAACTGTGTTAGATGCTCTTACCTTTAGTTTATTCAACAAACCATTTCGTAAGATAAACAAATCTCAACTTGTAAATGCTACAAATGAGAAAGACACAAAAGTTGAAGTTGAGTTTAATATTAACGGAAAACAATATCTTGTTCGTAGATGTATGAAACCAAATCTATTTGAGATTGAAGTAGATGGTCAGAAGATGCATAAACAGGCAGATGATCGTGCGATGCAGAAGATATTGGAAGAAAATATATTAAAGGTAAATTATAAATCATTCACTCAAATTGTAATCTTGGGTAGTAGTGCATTCGTTCCTTTTATGCAATTATCAGGAACAAATCGTAGAGAGGTAATCGAAGATCTTTTAGATATCCGTATCTTCTCTGCAATGAATTCTATCATTCGTGATAAGATAAGAAAACAGAAAGAGGATATACAACTATTGGATTTAAAAAAAGAAAATATTAAAGATAAACTTGAGATGCAAGAGAAATTTATTGAGGAGTTAGATAATCGTGGAAAGGAAAATATTAAAGGTAAGAAAGAAAAAATTGATACTTTAATTACTGATGCAGAGAATTGTGTGGAGGCAAATCAATTCATACAAGATCAAGTTTTTGATCTCACAAAAGAACAAGAAAAGGTTACAGGAGCTAATAAAAAGTTAAAGTCTCTTAACAATCTAAAGGGTAAATTATCTAATAAAGTATCAACCATAACAAAGGAACATAAATTTTTTACCGAAAATAAGGTTTGCCCTACCTGCACTCAGGATATAGAAGAATCATTTCGTTTAAATAGAATTACTGACGCTCAAACTAAAGCAAAGGAGTTGCAATCTGGGTATAAAGAACTCGAAGAAGCAATTAAAAACGAAGAAGAACGAGAGCGTCTCTTCACCAAATTAACAAAGGAGATTACTAAACTCAATAATGACATTTCTCAAAACAATACTCGGATATCTGGATACAACCGACAAATCAGAGATTTGGAATCAGAAATTCAGAAACTTACCGATCAACTTGCGAACAGAAATACTGAACATGGAAAACTAGCAGAGTTTAATAATAGTCTTCAAAGCATTTTTAAGGAATTAGCAGATAGAAAAACAGAAATCATGTATCATGATTTTGCATATACATTGCTAAAAGACGATGGAGTTAAGACTAAGATAATTAAAAACTACCTACCATTTATTAATCAGCAGGTAAATCGTTACTTGCAGAAGATGGATTTTTATATCAACTTTAAGTTGAATGAAGAGTTTAGTGAAACGATTGAATCACCGATTCATGAAAACTTTTCATACAGTTCTTTTAGTGAAGGTGAGAAGATGCGTATTGACTTGGCATTACTCTTTACTTGGAGGGAAGTTGCAAGAGTTAAGAACTCAGTGAATACAAATCTATTAATTATGGATGAGGTGTTTGATAGTTCTCTCGATGGTATGGGAACTGATGAGTTCTTAAAAATTATTCGATATGTAATTAAAGATGCAAATGTCTTTGTAATATCTCATAAACCAGACTTGACTGATAAGTTTGAGAGTGTAATACGATTTGAGAAAGTCAAAGGGTTCTCACAGTTGGCAGCTTGATAAATACCTAAAAAGATCAAAATGGCTTGGCACATCAAAAAAACTAGTATTATGGGTGCAGGGGTAGGAGATGTCTACTATGCAGGCGATAAGAGATGGACTGAAACTTATGATGATCGTAAAACTTATACATCCCAAGCAAAAGCAAAGGCAGAGGATTACATCTGGGAAAAGAAAACCACTGCTAACTGGAATGTAACCGCTATCAATGAGAACGCATAATGAAAACATTCAATCAATTCAAAGAGGACTATGAAAGAAGAGGAAAGGCTGCTCTTAAAAGTATAGGAAATACTGCAATTGATTACTTTGCAGGTGGTGGTGATATGAAGGGATTTGGTGATGTATTAAAAGGTGCAGTAACAACACAGTTTAATAAGCATAAAAAACCTGTATTGAAACAATTGAAAAGAGATTTAAATCAAAAATTTAAATAATGGAAAGAGCAAAAGAAGTTAGAATTAATCGTCCAAAAACCTTTCAAGAATTGCAAGGTGATATCAATAAAGCTAATGATGCAATCAAAAAAAATCCACCACCAGTAGAAAAAAAGAAAAATACAGAAGTAAAAAATAATAATAAAGGTGGTGTAAGAAGTGATGTATTTGATAAAAGTTCATTTACAAAATCATTTTGAACCAGTTGACAAAGTGTCCACTCAACCGTCCATTGGGCGGTTTTTTTGTTTATAATGTGTATATCAAACAAAGGTAAGATGAAACACGAAATCAAATCAACACTCGCTAAACTACTTGCTAC